TGTCCGAGCTTCCAATTTCCAATGAGAACAAGTTAACAACGTCGTGTTCGCTGTAGTCTCGGTATGGTAGTATTCTTTTTGCCATAATAAGATCTTTCTTTTTTTAGAATGAAATGTTTACAGAGTCTTTAAAAGTTTTTGCAAACCTATCCTTAAAAGACTCAGATTTGGAAGAGGATTCATTGTTGTTCACAACAGATGCTTCCTCAACTTCAATATTCTCTAAGATATCATCGCACTGATCAGACTCTTCGGATTGATCGGAAGCCTGCGAGACTTCTGCGACAACCTCTTCTGAAGTTTCAGATACTTTTTCCTCAACTTGAGCAAGTCGCTTTTCAACTTCTTCAGCTATTTTTGCTTCCAAAGCCTGGGCTTGCTCAGAGATGAATTCTTTATTTTTGTGCTTCCAAACTTTCGCTAATTTTTCTTGATAGCTTGCGAAAGAATCGTCCGAAGTATCAAGTCCAGAAAGTTCAGAGGCTAAGATTTGACGATCTTCATCATCTAAATCATAGATTTCGTCCAAAGTTTCCATGCGATTATTGAAAAGAACTTCCGCTTCTCTTGCAGCATTTTCGTCTTCAAGACTGGAAAGCTTTTCTTCAGTGGCTTTAAGTTGCTCTTCCACTTCTGTTATTTTTTCTTGAATAGCTGCTTGAGCTTTTGCAGCTTCTTCTTTTTCAGCTTTGGCTTTTTCAAGGTCAGCGATATACTTGTCACTTTTTTCTTTTATCGCCTCGCTAAAAACCTTAGAAATGCTAGCAACTACTTCTTCAGAGAAGTCTTGCTTGCCAAGCTTTTCATCTAAAGCTGCTCGGAATTCATTAATAATTGTGTTCTTATCCATAATAAAGTTTGTTTCAGTTTCTTTGTTTAGTACATTCTCCTCAACAGATTGGGAAATTTTTTCATGTTCTGTAATGATTTTATCAATAGGCTGTATTTTTTCTTTAGGCCCTTCTTTACGTTCAGGAGCGTCTCTATGTTCAACTACTAAGCCTTTTACATCTGCTGCAGGATTTGACGTAAAGCCAATTCCAAGTGGGAATATATCTCCCACGATAAGTCGATTAACGGTTCTTCCATCAGACAGAACTCCTTTTCCTCCGAAAGATTTTAAATACGGATTGTATTGTTCGATTTCTTCTGGAGAAGAAACTACAATAGAATCGTAAAGGTCATTGCTACCAACAGCGATTACATAGTCATTAAAACCAACTTCCCAGCTTGCAGAAACAGAATGATAAAAATCACTATCTTTGCTAGTTGAATTAACGACTAAATCTGCAAACTCTTTACTTGCTGTTTTATAAATTACTGCGCCCAAGGCGATGTTGTAAGCTGCATCACAAACCAACGCCTCTTCGTCACTCATTAGCTCGGAGTGGTTGTCGTATTTTGAAAATCCCGCAGAAACAATATGACCTACAATTTGTTCTCGGTTATGTTCTATGTTTGTTGGTTTATGAATGAAGTAGTCTTTTATTTTTACTGCGGCTTCGCTATCAATACCATCTCCGTTTTTATTAAATTTATTAACCACTGCGGCGTTGAATGCCACGCCAATTAAATCTATGTTTCTTTCTAGATTAACTCCTTTCGGAATAAGAGGTCTAAGAGCTTCAAGAGAGGCAAGACTAACATTCGAATCATCTATATTGTTTGAAGCATAAACAATATTATCAAACGTTGTGGTATATTTGTATTTATGTGGCACTTGATTTAAATACACTCAGTTTATAAACATGGGAGTAAAAGTTTGAAATGTTGACTCATCCTTTGCCTCAAGCATATCATAATAGAGCTTAACCATCCAATTGCCCAAAACTAAAGCCGAATAAGAATCTTTTCTTGCTTTATCTGGCCCGGTTTGCCTTCTTAGATTTGATGGCAGATCAAAACTTTGAGTTCCTGCGGCAGAAGAAGTGATCTGTATTAACGAACATTGACTTTTTACTAAATTTAACATATCAAATTGATGCTCCACAAAATCAATCATTTTTGCTTGATCTGTTTGGCTCATACTTTGAGAAGTTCTCAGGAATTTAATTTGATTTATTGGAATCTTCTTTCTTCTTTGCTCGTTATAGTTGTCGTCTATAGCCCTTGAAGCAAATAATATTCTTTTGTGATCAAAGTTCGATTGCAACAATTCGTTTGCCCTTCGAATCCATTGACTGGTTGGCTTCCTTAAATAGCAAATAGTTTGATTATCAATATTGTATTCTCTTTTGCCCTCGGACAATCTTTCTTGGTAATGCTCAATATCATCAAAGTTTGTGTTTAAGCACTTTATTTCTTTATTTTTCTTTTTGAATAAACTGCTTTCATTTACAGCATTAATGAATTGCACACCACCATTGTAGTCTCCAATGATAGCTACAATATTAAAATTGCTTAATAAATAATCAAAGTAAAAAATATGTTGCTTAAGATTTGCTCCAGACAAAGCGTAACTATGTACTACGGTGCCAATTTTCTTTGAGTCGTTCAATTGTATTAGTAGCATTGCGAAATCATCACTACTTTCACTCTCTGCCCAACTCGGGTCAAATGCAAGGATGTATTTTTCTTTAATTTCTCCTTTTACCTGAACGCACGGCATTTCGCCATCTTTTAATGTGCACTCTGCCATCTTGGATGTCTTAAAATAGCCTGAGCTATCATCAGTAAATACTGCACCAAATTCCCTATCGAACTGGCTTTGACTCATAGTCGATTTAGCTTGATTGATCAGATTTTGGTCGTATAGCTGTTTTGGGGCGCAGTCATAACTAAATTGCATAATCACCCTGTGGGCATCAGACTTCTTTGTTCCTCCTGTCATAATCAAATCTTCAAATTGCTCGTAAGCTTTGTACATATATTCAAATTTATAACTTGCAGATGATAGGGCTATCAATTTATTGTTTGGCCAGATATGACGCTCAGATTCTTTCATCTTTCCTTGCTTAATTAGATCTGTTTCTACATTATAAAGCTCTTCTCTTTGTGTTGGGTTTTCTACCACACTCAAGAACGGTATGATAACCTCATTATATATTCTTTCTGGCATAAGCGCAAACTCGTCAATAATGATTCTATGAAACCTAAATCCACGCAGCTTTTCCCCATCACCCAAAGGCAACGCTCTAATTTTTGAGCTACCAATTTCCAGTAGCCACTCGTCATTGTTTTTTGATTTATGAGAAATGCATTGGCTTAAATAATGAGCCTGAGGCTTTGAGGCAATATCCTCTATTTTTTTAAAAATCATTTTCGCCTGACGAAAGGATTTAGATAAGATACCAATCTCCACTCCTTGGTTGAGTATCGCATCAAGATATGCGTATATTGCAGTTGTAAATGATTTACTCATTCCCCGACTCCATACGCCCATAAAATAATCGGTTTCAAACATCGCCTTAATTGCCATATGTTGAAATGGAAAAAGCTTGACTCCAGAAACTAAATCTGCAGTAAAAGTAATATTTTCCCTCAGAAACTGATAAAGCAAAACTTTTGCCTCTCTTTCCTCGATATACCCCTCTATGGATAAAATTTTTGAGTTCAAATCCTCCGATTCTTTTCTCGACAATTGATTACCTTGTTCCCACGCCATATTAAATTATTCCCCCATCTATATAATGCTGCAGATCTACATTCCATAATTTTTTACCCATTAATAAAATTTTAGGTATTAGCTCTTCTGACCTTTCTCTGCTTCCTGTAAAAATAAATTGACAATTTTTATTAAACTCGTGACTAAGCTCTCTCATATTATGATAAATGTATTTTAAATTTGATTTATGTGCGCCCCAGCGATTATTTTTTGCTATCTGATCGAGACTACTTTCGGTAACAATGAATAAATAACTATCAAAATCCTTGGCCCTTTGGAGCTCATTGCGAAACCTCTCGAGACTGTTTTTGCTTAGAGTTGACTTGAAATCCTGCTCGCTTTTCCTGTCAACATATGTATAGTTGTAATTATCTCCACCAACTGCATAATCTCCGAAGTCCAGCTTTAAAGACTCTGACTTTGCAAAATTTAACGGCTGCTGCTCTCTTGTATCAATAAATATTTCAAGCTCGCTTGCGTCACTCATTTGAAAATCTTCAGGAAGCCGATCTCCAAACATTGGTTCAACATTTAACTCCCTGCAAGCCGTAGTATATGACCCAAAAAACTTCTGATAAATTTCTACAGTGGGCAAACTGTTAATTTTTAGTTCTAAATGGCACGGACCAACCGAAAGGCCTTTTAGTTCTATTCTGTTTGATAACAATTTTAAAATGTAATCTTTGACCTTATCTTCTCTTTCTGTATTGCACCATTTTATCAGTTGAGTTCTATTAGAAAAGTCTCTCGAGAAATAATCATCTTTATTTTTAAATGGAAGAGGTTCTCCAGTAAGTAAATTTTTTCTTGGAAAATATTTAGTATAATATTCTGCCATAGTCAAACCATGACTCTTGAGATGGCCATGCAAGCTTCTGTCAGAATCAAAATTCTTGCCACATATTTTGCAGGAGCTCATTTTTGCAACATTAAATTATATCCTCTTTGGATATCCCTAGTACTCGAGCTTTCCAGTCTGGCATGGACTCTAGGTTGTCTGCTTCTTTTTTGGCAGCCTTTTTTTGCAATTCTGCAATTTTAACCATCACTTTTCTTTCCTCCTCTTCTTGGAAAAGTTGGACCAATGCAAGTATGCTAGCATTTTGCCTTTGTTGGCTTGAAATCCTTTTGGAGCGATCCCCTTGGAGCTTTTGAATAAGTGACTCCATTCTTTTTTCGCACTGATTGTATTCTTCGCTCTTTGTCTTTAGCAGCTCTGCGAGTCTTACGGTTAAATCTTGCTGATCTTCAGTATCATCAAACATTCGATTTAACTTATTGATCGCCCCTTGAATGTTTTTCAAATGGATATAGTCCATGCAAACATTGATATAAAGATTGATTTCGTCGCTAGTTAAATCAGGCTTGTCCCAAGTCGCCCGAACAAACTCGGCCTCAAAAAGATCTCGATCTGCTTGGGAGTCATAATTATTGATGACTTGTATAAATCTTGGAGATGCCAAAAAATAACCAAGCGACTCGATGCTTTTTCTATCGGATATGCTCAATTTTTTTTCATCAATACCTTTGATGTAGCAATCATTTATTTTCTTAAGTATTCTGGCCTCTGTTTTTGGCGGGTTGTATTTTTTATTAACCGCGTCCTCCGATGGATGAACTGTCAAGCCAGTATTGTTTTCGATGAAGTTTAAAACTGCAACATATTGCTTGCTCGTGCCAGTTATCGTTGAATCAGGAAACAATAAGGATGCTATTTGAAAAGCGTTCATCCCTTCTTTAGAATATTGCTCAACAAAAACCCCTTGATCTTTATCAAGAATAATATCCTCTTTGGGATGACAATGTTTTGTATCGTAAGATATTTTCGAACTTAGCAAAAAAGCCCTAACAGCCCTACCCTCCTTTGTCCTTCCGTCCAAACCTTTTTTTTCAGGAAAAACGAGCTCTGTAAGAGCTGCAAGATCAGATATCTTGGAAGAATTATCAATTAAAATTTGCTTTTGTTCTTCCGTTAACTCCACGACAAACCTCCTTTAACAGATATTATATCTTCTTTTTCGAGTATAGATTGAGCTTTTTGCTTAAAGACTTTCTTTAGGTTTTTTATTTGCTTATAACCCGCCTTTCTTCCTTTTTCTGAGGTTTTATAACCCATGATCTTTGCAACCTTTTCCTCTTCTTCATGCTTAACATAAAGTAATTCATATACCATATATTGTTTTTGAGACAATTCTTTTTTCATAAACTGATTTAGCTTTTCTTGAGCGTCCATTATATCGAAGCCATGATCTTCCATTCCCCC